TCCTGAATGGTGCGGACCTCGCCAACCAGAAGATCATCAATCTCGGTGACCCTTCCACGAGTACCGACGCCGCCAATAAGCAGTATGTGGATGGGGTAGCGCGCGGCCTTCGTTGGAAGGAGCCGGTGCGAGCCGCTTCGACCTCCAATGGGACGCTTGCTTCGGCATTCCAGAACGCCAGCGCTCTTGACGGCATAACGCTGGCGACTGGCGACCGGATTCTGCTCAAGGACCAGACGACGGCAACCGAGAATGGGATTTACACGGTCAATGCGACCGGGGCTCCCACTCGCGCCACCGATATGCTGGCCGGTAGCGATGCCCGGGGTGCGACGGTAACCATTACGGAAGGGACCGTCAATGGTGACAAGGTCTACAGCCAGCGGACTGAACCGGCCGTAGTCGGGACCAATACCCTCGCTTGGGGTCAAGTCGGTGGAGGGATCACCTATACGGCCGGGGATGGCCTTACGGAGTCTCCTGCGGGGACCTTCAACATCAACCCCGGGTTCGGCATGGAGAACGTGGGAGACGCCGTTAGGGTGGCGGCAACTCTCGCCGGAAGCGGTCTGATCGGTGGCGCTGGCTCGGCTCTGGCCGTAGGCGCCGGATTGGGAATCGTCTCCAATGCAAACGACGTCGCGATAGACCCTTCCGTTGTTGCCCGGAGATTCAGCCAGGCCATCGGGGATGGGACTTCGACGACCATCACCGTAACCCACGGATTCACCCGGGATTGCAAGGTTGAGGTTTACCGAAACTCGACTCCATGGGATTCGGTTATCTGTGATGTCGAGCGGCCTTCTTCGACGACCGTGGATCTGAAGTTCGGCACCGCTCCGACTGCCAGCGAATATCGAGTTGTGGTAACGGGATGACAAAACTTCTTAGAGGCTTGGACTTCAGGAGGCAGGCTGCCCCTGCGGCTCCACTTTCCGGATATGTATCTGCTTACATAAAAACAGATGGGCTGCTGTATACGAAGGATTCGGCTGGGGCTGAGAAGGCATACCGGGAAATTGGCCCATTCGCAAAGCTGTATGCCTCCACGGCTTCGGCTGCTTTGCCACGGAGCGCATCGCAAAAGATTGCGCTGGATACTGCAGCGATCGATAGCCATTCCGGTTTCGATGCAGTAAACAATCGATATGTATTCCCGCAGCTGGGATGGTATCGGATTAGCTATGTGGCTCGTGGCAGCGCTTACACTTCTCTTGCCGAGCCCACTAGCTTGCAGTCGTGGATCTCTTTGAATGCCGATACAGCGGGAATCTTCGCCAATGAAAGGTCGGTCGTCCGAACCACTAGCGACGTCATTGTGCTAAGCGGAAGTGATGTTGTGCAGGTCGCAGCCCTTACGGACTATGTGGAGCTATTTACTTATTACACCAATGGAACAGCTGGCTCTACATATGTACAAAGTATTGTGGCGGCCAGGGTGCCGTCAATGACCATTGAATTTATCCGGCCTTAGGGAGGTCCAATGGCAGCCATCGATGATCTTCGCCGGGCATCCAACGAACCGGCAGATGACTCCGACTACAGCGATGCGATGCTGGAGGCAATCCTCCAGAATGCCAAAAGTGTTCCGGCTGCAGCCGCTGTTGTTTGGAGGGAAAAGGCCGCGAAGTACGCGCAGCTGGTCGACCTCCAGGAAGGGGAGACCCGACGCAACCTTTCGGACTTGAGCGGGAACGCATTGGATATGGCGAAGATGTTCCAGAGCCAGGCTGATACCAAGTCTCCGGGCGGGCATCGGCCCACTTCTGTGGGGAGGATTACCCGTGCCTAGTCATTCGGTTCGAGGAAGCCTGGAAGTGGAAATGCTGCGAAAGCAGAACCGCTGGTATATCCAGGATTCCCCTTTTGACATCGTGCTGACGCCGTATCCCGAGACGAAGACCCCGGCCGGGGGAAAGGTCCGGATTCCGGGCACGCCGCGAAGCCCGCAGACCGTTAGGCTTGTGCCGCTGGATCGGCAGAGGACTACGGCCCGGAACTTCCTCTCCGTAGTTGGAGCTGGCGGATCCGGAACACAGACCGATGTGGTATTCGAGATCATCGGGGATGTCGATCTGCTAGTTGAGAAATACGATCGATTCCCCGGGCCGGATGGCACAACGTATGAGATCACAGAGGTTTCTCCGCTGGGATCCGCTCCGTACCTTCGACGGGCCTTTGCCCGGGGATCTCCAGGAAGGGGAGTCTGATGACAGGAGGACGTTTCCGCTGGGATGACGACACCTTGAGCCCAGCTCTCCGGGTCTTCGCCGAACGTATCGACGGGATGATAGCAACTGCCACCGAATTCAAGACCTCGCGCGCCGAAGAATACGCAAAGAGCAATGCTCCTTGGACCGACCAGACCTCGAATGCAAGGAACGGGATCGGGGCAGTTGCCGAGCACAGCCCCGGCAAAAGGCATTCAATTGTAGTTTACCACAGCGTGAATTACGGGATCTGGCTGGAGGTTAGGCATGCCGGCAGGAATGCCATCCTGATGCCGACAGCCATTGTGGTCGGAAGGGAACTTATGGATATGATTGGCCGCAATTGGGGCCCGGCAGTTCGGGGAAGCGAATGAGCCGCACATATCTTTATCAAGCCCTGGTGGCTGACGCTGTATCGATTGCTCCGGGGAGTCTCGGAGATCTAGGGCTCAATCCGGGGCACATCTATACCGGGGAGATCGACTCTCCGGAAGGGGATTTGTTTCTGGTCCTCCGCTTCGGCGAGACGACCCCGGAGATTGCGCCGGTCAATTCCGGGTCAACAATCGTCTGGGCTTATGAGAGACAATCCGGGGATTATCTGCGACTTGACAAGGTGCTGAAAAGGGTTCGGACGATGTTCATCGGGATCGAAGCGCAGAAGACTAATGAGGGCTGGATCACCGAAGTTCGATGGCTGGGAGACAGCGGTGATCTTGCCGATGACATCTTCCACGCCATAACCAAGAATTCGTCATATAACGTAATCGCGTCCGGCAGGTAGGATTTGTCGGGAAGGGAGGGCCAAATGGCTAAGGATAGGCGTGGACCAATGGTAGACAGTCAGGCTCCGGCTCCGGCTCAGGCTAAGGCGTCGCCTTACGTCCAGTATGTTGGGATGTCCGATAATCGGGGAATTACCGTGGAGGACTTCGAGCAACACGGAGTGAAGCATAAATCGCTCTGGTGGACGAAGAGGAATAACTGGAAAGTTTCAATGGACGATATCTCTGATGAGGCTTATCAGATTGCCATTGAGATGGACCCGCAGCTTGTTCTTGTCGAGCCTGACAAGGAAACTCCCTCCGGCAACGGGAGTTAGCCAATGGATCTGCATTGTGGGCACATAAAGTTTGCCGAGCTTATTGAGCCCGGCATAATAGAGGTCAAATGCAGATCCAATTTGTGCGGGGCAGGAAAAGGTGTCGTTGTTCTACATCAATTCGATGCGGATACCGGCGATATGATTTCAACAAGACGCTTTAAAGAGCCGAAAGGAGTAACAAATGGCTCTGGACACGGTTCCCCTTCCGTACGGCCTGCGTGAGATCAAAGTCACGCCATTCACCAGCGAAGCCGCTACGGCTTATGCGGCCTCTTCGATCAAGTTCCCGAACGCTCGGACAATGAAGTTCACCGAGAGCGAGGAATTCGAGGAGCTGCGAGGAGACGACAGACTGGTAAGCGTCCACGGCAAGGGTGCCCAGGTCGAATGGGAAATGGAGGGTGGAGGTTTTAGTTTCGAGGCTGTGAGGGCCATGTATGGCGGGACGGTTACCACCACCGGGATCTCCCCCAACCAGGCCAAGGACTTTAACAAGTCCGTTCTGGACGTTCGTCCGTTCTTCAAGTCTGAAGGCCGATCGATTAGCGACAGCGGTGGGGACTTCCACCCCACCATTTATCGTTGCCGGGCAACCGACAAGCTTGAAGGCGAAATGGCCGATGGCGCCTTCTGGCTGACAAAGGTCGCTGGTGCCGGACTGCCCTCTCTCGTCTCTGCATCGCTGGATCTGCTTTACACCCTCAGGCAGAATGAGACCCCGGTCGCTATTGTTTAAGGAGTCCTGAATGGCCACGCTCACCGTTCTGAGCCCGTCCTATCCGAATGCGGTCACCCCGGGAACGCAAGCCCTTTCGGCTGCCGATTCGTTCCCTGCGCCGGGAGATAAATATCTGCTGGTTGTTACTGGGGCGACCACGGGATCCATCACCATCACGGTTGATGACCCGACCTCCCCGATTCCTCTTGGATCTTCGGCGGTCAATGACGCCGTTCTGTCTGCCGTTCCGGTGACCCCGGCCAAGAGGACGTTTCTGCTGACTGGTTGCGCTCGATTCCGGGATGCCAGTGGGAACATCAACCTAGCTACCAGCGGGACCCCTGCCGGGTCCAATATCGAGATCTACGCAGTTTAACTGTCGGCTATCGCCGAAGGCTAAGGAGCACAGGATGCCAGCCAACACAGACGGCCCGGAGATGGTCTCTCCCGGACCGGGAGGCTTCGACCCAGGGAAGTATTCAGCTACTACCTGGAGCAGCCGCTACGAAGAGCTCAGGACGCCTTCCGGCCAGCTCTGCCTGGTCCAGCGGATCGGGATCTCGGAGCTGATAGAGGGAGACATGCTGGACGACTGGGATTTGCTATCCAATCTTGTCGAGCAGGAGCACGTTTCGAAGAAGTCCCGTGGAGCTGGGAAAGCCCCGGGAAAGAAGAAGCAGGCCAGCTCTGTTGCCGAGGAAATTCTCAAGGACAAAGAGAAACTCCAGAAGACCATGCGGCTTATGAACCACGTGGTGATTAAGACCGTGGTAGCTCCGAAGATTCTTCCCCTTCCGGATGACCCTGCCGACCGGGATCCAGAGAAGATCTATATCGATATGGTGCTGGATGATGATAAGTCGTTCATCCTTCAGTACGCATTCGGAGGCACGCGCGATCTGGAGCGATTTCGTTCTGAGCTCGCAGAAGTTGTTGATGGTCTGGGAAATGTCAAAGCAATGGAGAATTCCTCCAAGTGATCTGCTGCACATCAGAGATGAATTGGCAGCCTATTACTTGAACCGCGCAGTCTTCTATTTCGGTAAGAGTTATGAGGCCGATCTAAGGAATGCTACTGAAAGCGCAAGTGGCGAGACTGCGGCGAGGATTTCGGCCGAAATGGTGAATGAACGCTGGATGCGAGATGACCTCCCCGATCCATCCAGCGATGTGGATCAGTTTGAAATCGTCCCGTCCGGAGAGCCAGAAGGCTTTGCGGATCCGGGAGAGAAGTTTCATTAACGGGGGTGGGCAGTGTCTGATTATGACCTCGGAAGAGCGCGCGGCCGGATCGTCATTGAGTATGACGACACCGGCGCTGGCCGTGCGAGAGAAGATCTTGCACAGACCACTAATCAGGCGCAGTCCACCGGCGACGCTTTCGACAAAGCGGCAACGGGGATGGGTGCGGCCGGGCTCGGCATTGCTGCCGGGTTCGGCCTGGCCGTTAAAGCGTCTGCTGACTTTGAGAAGGTCCTGAGCGAAACAAAGGCTGTTACCGGGGCTTCCACCAAGGATATGGATGCCCTTCGGCAGAAGGCTCTTCAGCTGGGAGCGGATACCCAATTCTCGGCTTCGGAAGCAGCCCAGGCCATGAACGAATTGGCCAAGGCTGGGGTTTCCATTCCGGACATCCTCAATGGCGCAGCCGATGCGACGACGAACCTTGCAGCGGCCGGGGGAATCGAACTTCCGGCCGCAGCTGAAATCGCGTCGGCCGCAATGAATAACTTTAAGCTGAAGGCATCAGAGATGCCGAAGATCGCCGACCTTATTGCGGGCGCCGCGAATGCCTCGGCAATTGACGTAACGGACTTCGGGGAATCCATTAAGCAGGTCGGTGCGGTCGCTAACCTTGCTGGAGTTTCTTTCAGCGATACGGCAACAGCTATTGCCCTTATGGGCAAGGCCGGTATCAAAGGGTCGGATGCCGGTACCTCTCTGAAGACCATGCTCCAGAACCTTGTGCCCTCTTCTGGCTCGGCAGCAGACGAGATGAAGCGGCTCGGAATTATCACCAAGGATGGAGATAACCGATTCTTTGACGCAAAGGGGAATGTGAAGTCCCTTGCGGATATCTCCGGGATCCTTAGCACAGCGCTCAAGACCCAGACGAAGGAGCAGAAGCTAGCGGCGCTTGGGACCATGTTTGGTTCCGACGCTATTCGAGCTGCAGCGACGATGGCTGACGCTGGATCGGCCGACTTCAAAAAGCTCAACGGAGAGATGACAAAGACGTCTGCCGCAGACGTCGCCAGAGAACGGATGAATAACCTAAGCGGCTCAGTCGAGCAGCTCAAGGGTTCTATCGAAACGGTCATGATCAAGATTGGGTCCGGCGCTCAGGGCCCTCTCAAGTCGCTTGTGGATAAGATAACCGGCGCGGTTAACTGGTTCAATAATCTTTCGGATAGCAATAGGCAGACTTTGGTCACCATCGGCCTTGTTATCGGGGGATTTCTTCTCTTCGGCGCTGCACTGATCAAGACGGTTAACTTCGTCAAGAGTCTGGTCACGACCATTAAGACTCTCTCTTCGGCTCTTCACCTCGGAGCAGTCGGGAGAGGGATAGCCAACCTAGCTAGGTATGCCAAGCAGCTTGCGATTGTGAGCGGTCGCGCGCTGGCGACAGCAGGACGACTTGTCCTCTTGGGCCTTCGAATGGCGGCGATGAGGACTGCCCAATTCGCATCGATGCTGGCGACTGCTGCGCGTTCCCTTGCGATTATGGCCTTCAATGCAACAAAGGCCGGGATCTCAATGGCGGCGACGGCTCTTCGGGCCGCAGCCATTAAGACTGCGATGATAGCCATTCGGCTCGGGACTTTGGCTTGGGCTGCGGCCCAATGGATCCTGAATGCCGCTATGTCGGCGAACCCGATCGGCCTGGTCATCATAGCCATTGTCGCTCTGATCGCAATCTTCGTTCTGCTGTGGAAGAATTCCGAGACGTTCCGGAACATCGTCATTGGCGTCTGGAATGCGGTATGGAATGCCATTAAAGCTGGCGTCTCCTTCATAATCGCCTTTGTAAAGAAGCACTGGCAGCTTCTCCTGGCCATTGTTCTGGGCCCGCTCGGGATCCTTATCGGTCTGGTTATCAAGCACTGGAATGCAATTAAGAATGCGGTATCCGGCGCAGTAACCGGAATCATCAACTTCGTCAAGCAGCATTGGAAGCAGATTCTCGCCATTATCACCGGGCCTATCGGGATGGCAGTTTACCTGGTGACCCGGTATTGGGGCAACATCAAGAAGGCTTTCAATTCGGCCATCGACTTCATCGTCAGAGTGGTCCGGGCGATGGGGACGAGAATTCGCAACGACTTCAACCGGGTGCTAAACACCATTCGCTCGGTGCCTGGGAAGATCAAAGGATTCTTCTCTGGAGCCGGGGGCTGGCTCGTGCAAGCCGGGAAGAATCTCATCCAGGGCCTCATCAATGGAGTCCTTGCCGTTCTGGGCGGGCTGTGGAATGTCTTCCGGAATATCACCAATTCAATCCCCAAGGTAAAGGGTCCCGAAGACAAGGACAAGAAGCTGCTCACCCCGGCCGGTGAG